CTAGTTCAGGTTCAGCACCATTTAACGGTGCAGCCGCACAATTCCAGTTATTAACGCAGTCTCAAGCCGACATAGTCCTGCCTAGCGATAGATCCATCATCTCCACAGGCCGCGTAATTGCTCAAGGTAATGGTGGAATTGCTGGTTACGTCTCAGACCACTTTGACAACTTGCCGCAGATGTGGGAGAACGGTTACCTTGTAGCGGTAGATCAGATTTTCCTAGGCGGGGCAGCCTCAACATCTTTTGACGGTAATGTTTACTGTTCAATAGTAATGGAATGCACAGTTGAAACAATGACACAAGCAGCAGCGATGGCATTAGCACTATCTCAACAGTAAGGGTGGTCCGTTTGGCATTATCTGCGAGAGAGAGAGCGTTAATTGACGCGATCGTTGAAAGTCAATTGCGGCTAGAACAGATCGTCGCTAGTCAAATTAGCCCTGCGGCCGGCCTCGCTGTAAGATTGGCACGCGCTGATCCTTTGGATTCTCCTTTGATAATCTCTGCTGATGAACATAGAAGAATGTCTAGGAAAGCAGGGGCAGCAGGAAAAAGAGCAGGAGTTAAAGCAAGGCGTAAAGTATCAGGATATCAAAGAGAATTTGGTAAACAATTGAAGAAACTAAAGAAGAAGCATCCTAGAACTAATATATCCACATTAATGAGAAGAGCTCATAAAGCAACAAGGAAGGTAAGAAAATGAAAAAAACAGGAAAAACTCTAACATTATCGGGTCAAATGGACAAGAGATTATTTCTGACTCAATTCTTTAGAGATCCTAAAACAATTTTAGAGTATTCAAATGTGTTAGATCTAAAAAAAGCATGGAAAGTTAAAGACTTTAGATGTTGGATCCAAGAAACAGGAACACAATTAGGGGCAATAACTGAGAACGCAACCTTTGGAATTGATGTACAATTGTCAACTGATGACATCCCAAATTCAAATGATTGGAATAATGCTGAAGAAAATAGGGCGATCGGATGGGGAACTTTGTCATATGCATTGTCTGATACTTATGCAGGAAAGACAAATGCATTCAACGGAGTTCAAAGAATGCTATTAAATTCTGAATATTGGATGCACCCAGAACATTTAGTTCAAAATAAATTAACGATCTCTGCTCAAGGAACAGGTGCAAATGCTCAAATTGAAGGATTAGATGGTTACACTCTGAATTATATTGTCTATTTAGAAGAGTATGACATCACTCCTGACGAATCAATTATCTTTAACATCAAAGGTAAAGCACAAAATGTCTCAGGTTAATCCCAATATTGGTAATATATTGTACCATGTAGGGCATCATTTAGTTCCTTACATAGTGGGTGTTGAGGATCTTTTAGGTGCAAAGCGATCATAGCATTCGATATGAGGCGCTGATAGTTGCCCTTAAGCAAAGTAAGAGCCTTAATATGTTCATGAGTTGTGTTTTCTTTAACGATCATTTCTGAAAGTCTAGCCGATTTTTTCTGCTTCTCCCAATTTTTATAGATCTCTGCTGCTTCTTCGCTCAATGTTGCGCTGATTATATACTTCATTTAATCCAATCTCCTAAGTAATGCCCTCATTATTACAGTTAGTTCAGGTAAATATTCATCCATTTTATCACATAAAAGATGGACCGCATCAGTTAATTCCTCTTCAGGACTATTCATCTAAACATCTCCCTATTAATTCATACCAACATTCCTCGCAAGTAGGTATAATTGGGTCGTCTCTCGTTAGTATTTTGGCACAGTGTACGCATCTCATATATCGCGGAAGTAGCCTTAGAATATAATATATTGCATATTTTACAGCATCTAACAGATCTGTTTATACTAAGACGGCCTCTTGTAGCGGCCGGCGTCGCGTGGACTCCTAGCGACGGGGTCGGGCTAGGCAGCCGCTCTTTCTAGGGAGATTTACCGCTTCGCGGAAAGGATTGAGGTTGTTTTTCCGGATTCTATAAATACCGCACCGGATTCCGGTAATTCTATGGCTAGAAGTGATTCTTTCTTTATTCGCGCAACTCTAAACTGTGATAACAACAATTTGTACCAACAAACAGGTATTGATCTGGGGGCTTATGTTGATGCTCTCGGTAAATCTGTTTTGAGAATACACAACATTGCGGTTACATTTTCTGATAGTACAGGAAGATCATTGGAAGTTACTAGTTCAGGTTCAGCACCATTTAACGGTGCAGCCGCACAATTC